CGCATGGCCTGTGCTTTCGTGGCATATACCGTGGTCAGGGCAAAAACGTTGTCAGCCTCACCGGCCATGTATTCACCTTCGCGCGCTTCCGGTACTTTTGGCGCTTTCTTCTGCCTGACCGGTTTTGCTTTCGGGTGCTCCAGTGCGCGCAGGTGTTTTTCTTTCTTTTTGCGTTTCAGTTTTACCTTCTGCTTTTGCGGCTTCGGGTCTTTGGTGTGTAACCACTTTGCCGTTACGCCGGTGTAGGCTCCACGGTCAGCAATCGCAAAATGATGACGGTCGCCGTCGCTGCGGGTGATGGTAATCTGCGGGATTTTTTTACCGCTGGCCGTCACCCCCTGCCCCGCTTTGAGAAACAGCAGTTTTCCCATTTTTACCGACACCTCACCGCCGTTGCGTTCAGCAAGGCGGGTCAGGAATTTTGCATCAGACTCCTGTGACTGGTCGATGTGCGGGATTTTAATTCCGGCCAGTGACGGAGCGACACTGGCTTCCAGCCTGTTACGGGAGGCTATCGCCTCAACAATCGCACCGAGCGTGGTGTCATGCCAGGAGCCTTCACGGCGGGAATTGAGCGTCCCGCGAAAATCTGCACTCCTGGCGCGGATGGTGACCACATCCGGCGCGCCCCGGTGTTCTACCTCATCAACGGTAAATTTCCCTTTGCATACCAGAGCAAAACCTTTCCAGCCGATATACACCGTCAGGACAGCGCCACGAACCGGCAGCCCGACCTGCCCGTCGGCATCGTTCAGTTCAATATCAAGCTGGTCAGCCTCAAAGCCCCGGTTATCCGTCAGGGTCATGCTCATCAGACGGTCGCTGATATTACCGGTAATATCCCTGCTGTCGAGCATCAGCATGTAATCCGGCGTCAGCGTACTGCCTGCATCAAATGTCAGCGCATCCAGCATTATCCCGCCTCCGTCATCCCCGTGAATCTGGTCGCCAGACTACCGGCCTTACCGATGAGCGATTCCGCCTGTTTACCGATATCGCCATAAAGCGCGGCCAGTGATTCATCAACGCGGGTGAGCGACAGCGTAAAATCAATTTTCCGGGGTGTGCCGTCTGCAAAGAAAATACTCCCTGTTTCATTCACCCTGCTGATGACATACATGCCGTAAATCATGCCGGTGCCATCCAGCAACGGCCACGCCCGGCCTTCCTCTGCCATCAGCCTGAGCGTGGTCATCGTCAGCTTGCCGCCGGTCAGTTCGGGATAAAGCACACCGGCCAGCGTCATGTTTTCCTCACCCACACCGAGAAACTGGTAGGCATCCCGTTTACCGATACGGGAATTTGACGGCCAGCGATAATCTGATTCACGCTGCATGGTCTGGTGTGGCAGCGTCTGGCGCATAAAAACAAACATACCTAACGCGAGCATCATTTTTCGTCACCTCCTTAACCGTCATGCATCATGCTGGCACGGGCGCGCGCACGTTTATCCCGCTCGTATTTTTCGAGCGCATCCTGTAACTGGCGGTCAAGCTGTGTCCCCGGCGCAGTACCACCCGTCAGGCTGATGTGATATTCGTTTTTACTCTGGTCCACATAAGAGCGGCCAGCCGGTGCCGTAACCGGCTGATAAGCCTGATAACCTGCATAAGAGCTGGTCGCCGGAATATAACCACCGGTGCCATACGTGGCGGCATGAGTTCTGGCGGCGGTCTGGTCAAGTGTGTCTGACTCTTTGTTGATAACACCGAGTTTTTCCAGTACCCAGTCAATACCGCTGCGCAGTTTGTTGAACGCATTAAGCGGCAGCATCAGCGCGTCAGCCAGTGCCTGCCCGAACATGACCCCCGTGTCACGGCAACGGTTCAGGGTGTCCTGTGTGGCTTTAACCGGGGCAATCAGATTTTTAAACCACTGCCACGCGGCCTGTAACTTTTCGCCCAGCCAGTCAAACACCGGTTTCAGTGGCGTGAACAGCTCCCCCACCGGCGCAAATGCCGCTTTCAGCCCTTCAACCACACCGCCAAAGAATGCGCTGACAGGCTCCCAGTATTTACGGATAAGTAACGCTCCGGCGACAATGGCGGCCACCACGGCCACTACCGGCCAGCTAATCGCCCCGATGGCCGTCATAACGGCACTGCCAACCGTCGTGAAAATTGCCCCCATTGCGCCTGCTGCAGCGATGATGGCATTGATGCCGGTGATAACCGGCCAGGCTACAAGACCAATGGCACCGATGATGCCAGTAAGCGCCAGCGCGCCACCGGCAATGATGCCAATGGTTGACGCCAGTGATTTGTTTTTCTGTATCCAGCCGTCGAGTTTTAACACATACTTTGTGGCCGTCTGTGTGAGCTTACGCAGTGCGCCTTCCTGCTGGTCAAACAGGTCTGTCCCTACCGCCTCATAAGCGGACTGAAACTCCTTAAAGTCACCGCCGAGGTTGTCCTGCATGATATTTACCAGCTCGGCAGTCTTCCCGTCTGAGGCTTTAAACGCAGCGGTCAGTTTGTCCAGCTTTCCGGTTGAGGCGGCAGTCATCAGCACGGCGGCGGCTGAGCTGGCCTCCTCCCCGAAAATGGTTTTCATGTATTCAGCCTGCTGGGCAGTACCGAGCCGGTTTTTCTCAAAACTGGCCTGCATTTCTTTCAGAATGGTAAATATTGGCCGGGTGTTTCCCTTGCTGTCTGAGGTTTTCACGCCAAGCTCTTTGAGTGCATCCCATGCTTTTCCCGTTGGTGCCTGCAGGCGACTTAACACGGCACGGCTTCCCGTCCCCGCCATTGAGCCTGTAATTTTTGCATCATGCAGCGCCCCGACCATTGCGGCGGTTTCTTCAATGCTGACACCGGCATTTTTTGCCACAGGTGCGGCATAGGTCAGCGCATCGCTCATGCCGTCAAAATCGGCGGCGGTTTTGTTCATCGTCATGGAGAGAACATCCCCGATATGAGCGACCTTATCGTTTGAAAGCTGAAAGGCGGATTTCATCCCCATCAACAGGGCGGCGTTTTCTTCCATCGTGCGGCGGTTCGCCAGCGCCATATTCAGCGTGACCGGCGTTGCCGCCTGAATGGCATCAACATCCCCACCGGCTTTTGCAATGATAATCTGCGCACCGGCTGCATCATCCGCCGAGGCGGCGGTGTTGTCGCCGAGCTGGCGCGCCTGTTTGCGGAGCGCGGCCATTTCGGCGGAGTCTTTTGCCACACCTAGCACGGCCTGTAATTCTGAGTTTTTCTGCGCAAACTCATAACCGGGCATCAGCAGCTTAACTCCGGCCATCGTTCCCGCCGCCGCAATCCCCACACCGGCAGCGCCCACTGAGGCCATATTTCCTGCCAGTTCCTTTCCGGCCTGATAACGCTGTTTTACTGCGTTAAGTTTTGCCTGTTGCGCACTGACACGCGCCAGCGCGTCACGCTGCCGGTTAAGCTGGGCAGTGGTTTCACTGATACGATTTTTCAGTCCCTGCTCATCATGTGCAAGATTGCGGGTATTAATTCCCACAGCGGCCAGTTCCCGCTGCTGGCGCTTAACGGAATCCGTCAGGCGGTTATATTTCGCCTGTAAGTCCTCCGCCGCACGCTTTGCGGATTCCAGCACTTTCGCCTGAGCACGGGTCGGACGTTCGGTGTTTTTAAACTGTGTGGCAAGGGCTTCGGCTTCCTGCCGAGCCTTTTCAAGTGCATGACCAGTCACGGCGAGCTGCGCACTGGTCTTGCGAAATCCCTCAATACGGAACGCCTGACCGTTCAGCTCGCGCAGTGATTTTTGTGTTTCCCGGATATCCCCCGACAGCGATTTGCTCGCTGTGCGGATGGATTTAAACGGGCGGGATGCCTGGTCAACAGCCCTGAGCAATACCTGTAATTTTACATTGTTACTCATTCGTGTTTCCGCTTCGCCGGAGCGCCTTTTCGCGCCATGTGATGAGTTCGGTCAGGCTCATGGGATACAGTTCTGATGGCGGCCAGTGAAATATCACTGCCACATCCGCCATCAGGTCATCGACCGAGAGATTTTTCGGAAACGTCACTGCACCGAGTTCGGCGACAAAAAACCGACCACCTTACCGGCCAGCGCCACAAGGTCAGGCAGTTCCAGCGCGGCGACTTCCTGCTCGGTCAGCATCGGTGCCGTCATGCGCGGCAGCACCTTAATCAGTGCATCGACTTCGGAGTTTGCAACCGCAGCCAGACTGACACCGCGTAGCGTCCCGGCATTGGGTTTCATCAGCGTGACCTGTTCGATAACCTGCTCACCACGCTTGACCGGATTGTCCAGGGTAATCACATTTTCTTTGTTCATGGTTTTCTCTCTTCTGAATCGGGGTTAACCGGTCAGCCAGGCTGACCGGATGAAAATCACAGGCCGATATTGCGGCGGTGTTGCTCCAGCCGGTCGACGCCGTTCACCTTCTCAATCATGTTGATGGTGTCGATTTCGACCAGCTCCTTACCGTCCATCGTCAGCCGGAAATAGGTGCAGACCACGGAGATTTTCGACTCGGTGTCTTCTCCCTGTTTGCCCTCGCCGGTGTCGATTTCTTTCTGACGTCCACGCATGACCACTTCGACGGCCACCGTTTCGCCGGTATCGTCGCGCTGGTAAGAGCCTGCAAAACGAATCGGCACGGCATCCACGCCGGTTGCGGCGTAAAGCTCCCAGATAACCGAATCCGGGAAGCCCCCGAGCGACCACTCCATTGACAGCGCATCATCATCAAGGCCGAGGTCTACCGGTGCGCTGCCGTTCATCCCCGCACCGCGATAGTTTTCGAGCTTACGGGTCAGTTTTGGCAGCGTGACGGACTTTGCAACGCCCTGATAGCTGTAGCCGTTCAGAAAGACGTTCATTAACTTGAGTTTGCGCGGCATTGCCATCGGTCAGGCTCCTTAATTGCTGTTAACCGAGGTGACCAGATTTGCCAGGTATTTATCGGTAATACGCTGGCGCAGGGTCAGGTTTTCGAGAGGAGGCACCGGTGTATAGTCGTAGTCGATATACAGTTTTCCGGCCTTGAGGGTTTCCGCATCGTTGGATTCTTCGCTGAACCAGCAGGTCGCATCCACGATATAGCCGTTTGTTTTCAGCTCACGGAATTTGGCATTGATGCCGTCAACGATGTCGCGAATCAGCGTTGCGGTGATGGGCTTGTCCACCGCCCACATGTGCGCCTCAGCCATCGTGTCGGCCAGCACCTGCGCGGTGCGGGTGTAGTTTTCAAAGAGGAACAGCGGGTCATCAGAGCAGGTACGGTTACCCCAGAATCGGAAACCGTCGCGACGAATCAGCGTAGTGACGCCTGACTCGTTAAGCAGGTCAGCATCGGTGCCGGACTCCTGCAAATCCCAGAATACAGAAGCACTGATGCCGGTAACACCGTTTACCCCGACATTGGACAGCGTTTTATGCCAGCCCTGCTCCTGGTCGATTTTAGCGCGCAGACCCAGCGCACGGGCGGTGGCATACGCGGTGGCGGTGGTGCTGCTGACCGTATCCCATGCGAGGAAATCCGGCCAGATGACCATCAGCTCACGCTGGCTGAAATTCTGACGGTAGGCTTTCACCTCGGAAATGGTTTTACAGCCCCATGCGCTGATATACCCGAAAGCGCGCAGCTTCTGACAGACTGATGCCAGTGCAACAGCCACCTCTTTGGTGTCCAGTCCCGGCACGCCGAGAATACGCGGTTTAACACCGGTTACCGACTCCGCCGCCAGCAGGGCTTTCAGTCCGGTGTACTGACCGTTTTCGTCGGTGGTGCCGATGATATTGGAAACGGTCTGCGCGAGTTTCGTTTCTTCGTCATCGCCGGTGCCGTCTTCCACGCGCACGACAACTGTGACCGGTTTTGACTGGTCGGCGATGGCCTGCAACGATGCCGCCAGCGTGCCTTTTTTACCGGCCTTTGCAATTGCGCTCTGCACATTGGTAATCAGCACCGGTTTATTGAGGGGGAAGATTTCCGCATCCGCATCGCTGGCCGTGCAGACCATGCCGACAATGGCAGTGGATACGGTGGAAATGACGCGGGTGCCGTCGTTAATCTCCAGCACCTGCACGCCATGATGATAGTCGCTCATCCGTTTAACTCCGTGGTTAATGGGTGCAACTATTTTCTGTTGGGCAGTGCATGAGACGCCATTTGACCTGGCTGGTCAGTGGATGAAACAACAGATAAAGAAAATGCGGGCAATTCGCCCGCCTGTCCTGATTTGCACACACTCATTTTCCGACTGACAGTTTACATAGCCCAAACGCTATCAAATCTGACAGTCTGCTTTGAGCGAAATGCGGACATGCGGGAGCATGGTTTATGTATGAAACTAATGATGATAAATACCATCGTCTAAAGGGGGACCTTCAGCCGTAACCCCCGTGATACTACTTGGCGGTTCAAAGATGGCCCGACCAAATATTGCATCAAACTCTGCTTTTGTGACTGATAAGTATTGCAAGATGAGCTCTAGCAGCTCTCTGTACGTATCACAATGCCATTCAATGTGAGGACATATTCGGGAGAGAACTCTGTTCTTAAAATCATCCAGATTATTTGGGACTTCCAGCAAGTTACCAGTGTTTAATGCTTTCGACATAAACTTGTAATTGAGCATAGAGAGAACCACTACTGATACACCTTTCTCTTGCCTTAACTGATCGAACTTCTCTTGTGCTTGAAGGCTTAGCTTGGCGTATTCGCGATCTCGTTTAGAGTTGATTGGTTCGACGTACTGAAGCGGTTCGTCTGCAGCATCACCGATACGTGGACAAAAGTATCTATTCCACCAAGCCTCAAAATACCTTTTTTGGAACTCAAGGTATGTCATCCCAATAATATTGGTGTTTTGAGTGTACTGTTTAGCACCCTGCTGAAGCCCGTGCTTTGAAATAATAAATCCAATATTAGCCCCGGTTTCATGCATTACCGTGGTGAACGAATGGACCACCGTCTGTGGTATAGAACTACCCCAGTTTTTGCATTCCACAATGTATCTGATTTTGTCCACGCTCCTAACATCTGTAGCAAGAACATCCACATTCACCGAGCCACGCGGGGTTTCTAAATCGACCTCGACTTCTGCAAACAAGCCAACATTACGGAATATACGTTGGACCCCTGTCTGGAGGTCTTGCCAGTTTTCTGGTAGTGGGTCATCGATCACTTCTGCTTTTCCTATGCACTATCCGCATGCTTTTAAGACTACTTGAAGACACAAACGTCGTCATCCACTAAAAGGTTCAAATTTGAGATAAAAGTTCGTTTCTGGTACGAAGCGGATCGTTTGAAGAACCGTGTGATCTGCTAAGAGCGAGGAGTGGACGTTCTCAAGGGATTGCTTACATCGAGGATGTATGAATCAACGGGGTGCAGGTCACAATATATGCTATCACTTGGTTGTTGAAACGAATGCCAAAGCCTGTGACGAGCGAGGAGTAGACTTTGGCACAAAAAAAATTTAAGTGTCCGATGACTTTGTTTCAGCCGCTTTATCCTCAACCAATACCCAATCTCCGGAGCTAACCTTTGTCATAAGACAAAATGGAAAGTTGTTAAAAAAATGTTCAATATCACTTGAGGGTATTTTCTCAATTTTATTTAAACAACCATCAGCTATTTGTAGGGAAATCATTTCTCTTGTAATTTTCATAAATTGATCAACATCAGATAACAACCATGTTTCATGATGAGCACCAAACAATTTGTGCGGTATATCATCAAGAATAAGATTGTCTAAATCATGTGATTTATCTTTGTTTAGCTCAAGAAGTACAAAATCAAAAAAATCAAAAAGATATGAATAGAGAAGATGAGTATAAAAGGTAAAATAGTAATCAGCAAAATTAATATTGTTATTGAATCTATTTGAATACATCATATGAGGTTGAATCAGATCGTTTAGATCAGAGTCATATGCTTGGAAACAAATCTTTGTTTTAATATTATCATCGTTGACATAATAAGGATTTACTGTTATCCCTCCATGAACTATCTTATTTCTTATTTTATTAAAGTCCTTATACCATTTTAAATTCAAATCTGGAAATTCCTGTGCATATTGCTGGAAATGATTTTCAAGGTAATCATATTTATTGCCATTTTTTTTAGTTGGGAAAATTAATTTATCAGCTATCTGATATGCAATATCCCATATCGTGCTGATTTTATAATAGCAATACTCAATAGCACTAATGCTGACAATTGATGTTGCATCATGTTTTCTGATGAACTCAGCATCTTTTTGAATTTTATTAATGTAAGTAATCATATAAAACAGTTTCTTGAAATGAGTTTTTAAATTTTTTAAAAGAAACTGAAGTTTTATGTCTTCCAGTGTATCTTCTTCATACTTATTTAAGTACATAATAATTTTATAAAGTGGACTGCCAACTCTTTTTGCATGTATATCCATTATTTACTCCAATAAATCAATGCGAACATTTTAATTGAAAATTTAATGCCAAAAACTTTAGTTAGTCAATAATTTATTCAAACGTCCGCTACTGGCACAGAACGGACTGTCAGATTAGGCTTTACTCTGTGCCATAGATATGTAAGCTCACACCAGAGCTCATACAACTTATTGCGGCATTTCCGGCCATTCAGGATTTGCAGGATCCACACGACTGACCAGAACACTATAGCGTTCCCATGCCTCCAGTCGACTACGCTCCTCATCTGTTGCCATATTCAGCCTGACCGCGCGCTCCAGCGGCAAAATCACGGATTCAGCTTCGGAAAGCAAAGCTGCCTTATGTAATTCCGCCAGTTTCTGCTGTTCGTCTGCCGTATAAATCCGCTTAATCACGGCACCATCCTTAAACATCCATTTACCTGAGTCATCAGCACGCCGGTTGGCAGTAATATCAGGAACCTCAACGACGCTAAAACCTTCAGGATTAAGCGTTGAAGCATCTCTGGTGATGGCGACAATAATATTATTTTCATCGTAAACAATCTTTATTGTGTCTGGCTGAAAATTACTTACTTCCTCATACCAGTTTTTTCCGTCTTCGGACCATAACCAGATAACATCAAAATTCTTTGTTAGCTGATATTGCTCTTTTGTTTTTGGATTACCTGACTTAATGTTCTTTAAATGCTGCATTACTTACACCTGCGCAACGTTATACCATGTGCCATTGATGTATTTTTGTATCGGCCTGAAGATGGCCTCATCATCGCCATCTACTTCACCAATGATTCTTAATCCGGTAATCGTGTGTCCGGCTTTTTCATAACGACCACCTCGCGCCATCAATTGAACAACTCGCGTACCCAGGCGAACATCTTTCACATAGCGGGAATCAAAATTCCCCCAGTTGCTGGGTTGCATCTGACCGTTAACAGCAAATATTACCGAGTTATCTGTATTTCGCTGGCTATAGAAATGCCATCCGGACTCATCGCCTAACTCTGCAACCACTGGACGGTTGGAAGCACCCCATAAATTAAAGATAATATTCTTCGTGGATGTGTTAGAGCTGGATAGCGAGAACTTTTTACTATCCCCTGCCTGAATATTTTTAAAAGCAATAGCCACTCCATTCTGAAAACGGAATACACGCTGACTGTTAGCATAAACATCAAGAATACCGTCTCCATTCTGTTTAAATCCGGTATCATTATCACCAAGGACAATAGAGCTACCACCTAGTGCATTCGTCGTACCAACTCCAAGACAGCCATTAATGACGGCATTAACAAGAATATTTAGTGCATCCCATTTCAGCGTCATCAGGTCTTTTGTTGTGGTACTCTGGCGGCTTCTCCATTTGAAATATTCATTGCCGTTATCCCCCGTTTCAAACCACATGTATGAATCAGCGTCACCATCGGCATCATTTTTAAATCCAATCTTCGCCCAGTCAGTATTTCGAATCCAGGCAAGGATTGAGTCGTTTTCAAAAGTAATCCCGCCGGACAAGGTATCGCCATTCTTTTGCACCGCGTTCCTGGCCCTGTTTACCGTTTCCTGCAAACCGAGGTATTCGATAACGGCAGCAATGGTCGCTTTAGCCAGAATATCCCGCCCGACTTTTGTCAGGGTTGCCAAACTGGCAACATCATTCCCCGTAAAATACGGAAAGCTGTCTGCCGCAGTAGCAAGCCCCGCCAGCGCCGTCAGAGTGGCATCTTTCGGTTGCTTACCCGCAAGCGCATTAGTCATGGAGGTAGCAAAATTCGGGTCATTGCCCAGCGCCGCCGCCAGCTCGTTCAGCGTATTCAGTGCGTCAGGCGACGAGTCTACAAGGGCGGCAATCGCGGCCATAACGAAAGCCGTGTTTGCGATCTGAGTATTATTCGTTCCCTGTCGCGCAGTTGGCGTCGTTGGCGTTCCGGTCAGTGCAGGGCTGTTTAATGGCGCTTTTTTGTTCGCTTCATCCATTACCGTCTTAACAGCTTTTGGTGTTGCGGCGAGCGTTTCAGACGTGCTGTTGGTCGCACTGCTTAACTGAGTAAAACCTTTTGCGGTCAGCGAGGCGTCAGGGTGACGTCGTGACTGTTCATGTTCTGCAATTTTGTCATCAACGTAATCCTGCGTTGCCATCACCGTTGTGGTGTCAATGGTCAGCGCCACTGAGGCCACACTGCTGACGATGATGACCATGCGGCAGGTCTGCGAACGCCCTGAGCCTTCGGCAAGGGCAGGCTTATAACTTTCGGCCATGTTCGCCACGGCAATTAACGTTCCCGCATCATCGTACAGGCCAAGCTCACGCATCCAGAAACCGCCCACCTCCGGCGGAATAACCAGCTCTGCGATAATATAATTACTGTTTCGTTTGTCCTGGCTGATTTTGTTCAGCGTATGTCGCCAGACTTCGTGGATAAGCCCGGTCTGTCCGGCATCCGGGACAGGCAATTTACCACCGCCATCCCCGACGGCCATCGTGGTAATGTTGACCTTCCGCCCTCCCGGTGCGGTTGCCGCTGCCAGCTTTGCTGCACC